GCATAGACGTGCTTTCATGCGCCCGCACCAGATCGATAACCCCGCCGCCCTCGTTGTTTTCAAAGTCGAACCAAGTGCCTTTGCGAAGGTCAAGTTCTTTTGAGCCGTGCGTCCCCCAGCGCAGTATGTGACCCCGCCGGACCGCTGGCTCCCCCCAATATGCGGTTGCTACCGCCTCGGCATGTGCCGCAATATTTGTCATATCGTAACCCTCTATCCCTCTTGTCCCTCAAAAACGACGGGCGACACCCAAGGGACAAAGTGCCGCCCGCCTACCGCTTAAACGAACAAGTCGCTGCCTTCCGACGTAGACGCTGGAGGATCAACGGCTACTGGCGGCGCAACTGACGCTGCTGCGGGTTCTGCCGGTGATGCTGCCGCACCACCTAATGCCGCAGGACGATCTGTCCAGCCTACTACAGCCCACTGTGGCACTCGCCACGTCTGCTGTTGCCCGTCGCTCAGTGTCTGCACCTTTCGCTCAGTTCCACTGATTTCCACGATTGGCACTTTGCCAGCGTTTTCGTCCTTACCCGCTACATATTGAGCGTACAGCGTCTGCATTGCAACATACACATTCTTTGAGCTGCTACTTAGCTCACGCAAGCCAACGTCCTTGTTTGTGAGCGTCACCCTGAAACCCCATTTGTGCATGGGCTTTCCGTCAGCGCCAACATCACTTGGCTTTTCAGGTGGGCGCTCACCCACCAAAACCATACGAAAATCTGGCGCAGGCATAAAGGCTATATAACCCACCTCCAGCTTTTCCAAATCCATCGCAACCTTGATTGGAGGGGTCAGCTCGTTGTCCTGATTTGTCCACTGCCCGTCAATCTGCACTCTCTCGACTGCAATAAAGCTGCCGTCCTTTGCTGAGAATTTCAAGATCGGTGTGCGATCTCCGCCACCGGAGCCGCCGTCTGATATATATTCTAACATTATCTTTTCCTTTGCGTTTCACGTTTTACGTTTTGTCGAATGACCTGACTATCAGGCCACTATTGCGCTGAAGCATCACTGCCCCTGCGTAATTCTTTTTGGATACTGGCGTATCAAATGCGCGATTGCTTTTCTGTTATTTTTAATTTCTTTTTTTGTCCCGCGAAAAGCAAAATATCTTCCCTTGCTGTTTTGCTTAACGTGCCTCGCGTCTGGGTATCTTTTGCGGATCACTTCAATTTTTGTTGTGCCAAACTTTTGCCTGATTGCGCGAGCGCCATAAAGTTTTCCATTGATGAGCCAGCCAGACCGGTCACCCTTGCGGCTGTTTATATTTGGGTTAGCGTCACGCATCGACCCAATATAGTCAAAGCCACATGCTTGATAAATTGTGCCGATCTCACCTGCTAAGTCATCGACAGTTGCCGTGACAACCTTGTACTTTTCTGGCAGCATTTTCATGGAGGTGCGAATCAGTTTGCTTGCTGAGTGCGGATGCGCCCAGTGAACGCAGGCGCCCCGGTTTAAGAGAATGATCTTACCGGTGTACCCGTAACGGTCCCATCGCCCTAAGTTTTCGATATATTCCTGCCCATATACCACGACGCCGCCGCAAATATTGTCGAAAAATATGCCGTAATAGTACCAGTTGACAGCAGCTAAACAGCCCATCCACTCGTACTCCTCAATAATCTCTTTGGCCTGATTATGACTAACCTCTCTAACCTGCGCTAATTTTATGTCGGTATTTATGTCGCGCCAGTAACCGCCAAAAAGGTCAACGCCTCTTTCACGTTCTTTTGCTTCGCGAACTAAACGCTGGTGAGCTTTCATTCCATCACCGCTAGATGTTCACGCAGTACCATAGCAAATGTATCCCAGTCCATTGTCACGGTGTACGCCCAGTCATAAGTTTCAGCCACGTCTCCGGCAACGTAAGAATTGCCGAGAGCTACGACCGCCTGCACGGGTATCCTGACCTGCGTTTGCTGACGGTCCAAGCGATAAATTAAACACGGGTATGCGTCGTCAACATTTGCTGACGACTTCGCCGCAGTCACGATCTGGTCCCACCACTTTGGTGATAATCCAGATTTATACCGCTTACACTCAATGAGAAATGGGAACGCCTTGCCGTCGGCTGGCTCCAGATCGCTCAGGTCTTTTTCTTGATACTGCGATAATCGCCTCCGCAATTTGCGGCCCGTCTCAAGCTCAATGAGCTTTGCGATTTCGCGCTCATATGATGCACCCTTGGCGCGGCCCCCGCCCTGCCGCATCAGTCTCGGCCTGCCTGCTTGTCCATCTCAAACTGGATGGCGCGGTGGCGCTGCTTCGCTTCTAGTTGCGACATTAACAATTCGTCAGCCAGACTAGACTGGCTCCGGTGTGCCGATAAATCCAGCTCACTTTTCAGCGCATCAATGGTTGAGGCTCTCAGCCGGAGCAATATGGGTTTAACTTCGTTCATTTTGTGACCCTTCTATGATCGTTGCTGGAAGCAAAAAACGCTTCTAGCTTCTTTTTGGTACTAACATGCCCCAAAACACCTACATCCCGTCAGCGGGCTTCTATGGGCGATTAAAGGCATATTGATATTTTTATGCAATTAACTCGATATAAGACTTGTCAAACTCTGATAGCATCATTATATAGAATAGGTAAGAGGGACAAACTAGGGAAATTAAGGAGATTATCAAATGACTTTTAATCACAAAGAATATATTGCAAAGCAAAACGCCAAAACAATCGCCCGCAACAAGCCAATCAAAGCTTTTGCAAATTTTTCCGGCTATTCAGATGTCGAGCCGTTTGAGGTTGTCGATGTTCGCACCGAAAACAAAGTTGTTATCCGCGCCATGAAAGCGGAGCGTGCGGAAGGCTGGAAGCCTAAGTTTGTTTCTGGCGGCTTTTCTGCTCATTGCACCAACAATGATGACCAGCGCAACTCATGGAGCATTTCGCCTGACGAGGATGGACGCTTGGTTACAATCCGTTGGTCAAAAGCAAAAATGCGCTGGCAATGCGCTGACGGCAGTCGCTACTACATGAGCGACACCCCTTCAAAAAAATACGATTTTAATTTTTAACTAATGCGGGGCTTAACAGCCCCGCCCGAAAGGGAGATTGGTATGACTGTTACATTTAAAAAGATTGCGGCCTTTAAAGTTCGCCCCGTAAACAACGGCACTAAGAAGTCCGACAGGAACCGCTACTGCGGGCCAGCCGTTCTTTCGATCATGTCCGGCATTACGACCGGCGACGCATCGCGACTGATCCGAAGCATATTCACGCAGGTTCACGCCGTGAAAGGCACTAGCGACCACCAGATTAAAACCGCGTTCAAGCACCTTGGCATTGACATGAGCCGCGTATCATATCGCGGCGCAGGTCTAACGGCTTCCGATAGCCCGACGCTGGCACGCTGGTTGAAGAATACAACATCCGAGCGGACTGCCGGTCGTGTGTTCTTGGTATCGGCTGGGTGGCATTGGCAGATCATTACTGGAAGACGTTATATCTGCGGCATTGTCAAAGAGCTTATCAGCATCCGAGACAAGCGCGTCAAGCGCCGCGCCCGTGTCAGGGACGTGTACGAGCTGACACCGATTGCGGCTGATGGCAAGATCCGCATTCCGTTTATTGAGCAGCCCAAGTCTAGAAAGTCACCGGACTGTTACCGTCGGGTTCGCAAGTTGATTGCCGATAATCCAGACGTTGGCTTGTCGTATGACATAGAATACGGTTACGAGACTAATTACTGGGTCAACAGTAGCCTAGACCAATTGATATACGAGCTGGTCGAAGACAGTAGCCACCCAGCTTCGCGTGATGCGGAGATTAATAACGATGGCAGGTTCTGCCATGACTGGGATGAGGTTGAGCATTGCATGATTGAGTTGGTCGAGTTTCATAAAAGGTGGGGCCATCTGAAACGTGAAATGGGGAGCGCAGCATGAAGCAGGATATTGTAGGGGGGGCTTTGCTTTTATTGCTGGCCCTCTCATTCACCAACATGATCAGCGAAAAATACAACATCTGGGGGTTGATGGTTTGGTTAGCAAACTAACCACACCCCACCAAAACAAGGAGATTAAAAATGGTAGGCAAAAGAACACCGGACGATATTTTAACCGCGTCAGTAATTCCGGTCGCAGCAAACTTATCACCGTATCGAACGCCAAACGACCAGCTTGCAAAGGCACTGGCCGTGGTTGAGGGCAAACCTGACCCCGACCCGTTTACTGGTAACGAGGCGACCGAGTGGGGTAACCACCTTGAAACCATCATTCTGACCATTGCGGCAGAGCGGCTTGGTCTGACCGACCTGCAACTGGAACACGACGCGCTGTTCCACGATAAGATACCGTTTGCCGCGTCGCTTGACGGCACGGCTGACGGAGGTCTGGGGCATGAGGTCGTGACCGACGCATCCAAGGGCATCTATTGCCCAGAGGGTCCGGTCTATGTCGACGGCGTCGGCGTCTTGGAGAGCAAGGCAACGAGCAGTAGGCCGGAAGACGCCCCAGCGCCCCACAGAGGGCCGTTGCAGCTCCAAGGGCAGCTTATGTGCGCTAAACGCACTTGGGGCGCTGTATGCGTCTTATACGGCGGTGTAGAGCTGAGGATATTCCTTTACCAAGCCAACGCGGCTCGACAAGCCGAGATCGTTGACATTGTCGAGGATTTTGAGCGCCGCAAGTTCGACATTGACTGGTATCCGGTCCTGACCAGCTCTGACGGTAACACTGCATATCCTAGAGTGGACGACGGTGCCGAGCCGCTTGAGCTGGCCGGTGAGAACGTCGACTGGGCCGAGCAGCTTGTTAATGCGAAGTCTGCAAAGAAAGCTGCTGAGGCTGACATAGATGAGGCTGAGGCAGCCTTAAAGGAGCATATGGGGTCACATGAGGAGGCGGTCGCCCTGATCGGCAACCGGAGGCACGTTATCAAGTGGCCCATGCGGAACTTCAAAGCGCAGCCAGCCAAGACAACTGTCGCCAAGCCAGCCCGCATAGCAAGGCAGACAACTTTAACTGTAAAGGTGTTCGACGATGATTGATGTACCGTTAACCAAAGCGCAGGCGGAGCTGCGCAACGTGATCGACAGGTATGCCCGCCGGTATGGCTACACGCCGACGATCAACGAGCTATCCGATAAAACAGGGAAAAGCATGTCACAAGTCCACCGGTTAATGACCGGACTTATTGAACGCGGCGCAGCGGAAAAGGTGGCTGGCAAGGCCAGAGCGTTTAGGCTACTGTAGTTGGTGCGCGGTTCCCCTCCCTTACCGCGCATCCACCTTGGCCCCCGTTTCGGCGGGGGTCTTTTTATTTGTGTGTGGGGGTTGATATTATTGTGATATCACATTATGTTTATATTGTAGCAACAAGGGAGACAAAAATGACTGACATTATGGACCCAGCGGCTTGGGAAGCCGGACGTGAAAGAAATATCAAAGCCAACGCCACTGCGGGGCGCAACAAGCGCTGGATTGCCGAGGACGAGACACGCAAGGAAATCGAGGCTTTTTGCCTGATGGCTGCTGGCGGCAGTGAGTTTATCGCCAACATGCGCGACGCCTTGCATGAGTGGGGCAGGCTGACAGAAAACCAAGAGGCTGCTGTTCGCAAGGCTATGGCACGCGCAGAAAAGCGCGAAGTCGAGCGCAACGCTGAGTGGGAAGCCGCCGCAGATTGCCCAGAGGGCCGAGTAGAGGTGACTGGCGTGATCCTTTCTGTTGACATCCGCGAAACTGCTTTTGGCAGCCAGTGGAAGATGCTGGTGCGCGACGATAGTGGCTTTAAGGTTTGGGGGTCTATCCCGCAAAAATTGAAGGAGCAAACTGAGACTTTCCTTAACCATCAGTTTTTTGACGGTACAGACTTAAAGGGCAAGCGCGTCTCATTTATTGCGGCAATCACGCCAAGTAAGGACGATCAGAAGTTTGGGTTTTTAAAGCGCCCAACAAAAGCAAAGCTGGAGGATTAAATGAAACAGCCAAGTTTCAAAGAGGATGACCTAGTCACAGTGGACGGTCCAAATGGCCGTCCCGTGACTGCTATGGTGCGGAGGGTCACGCACATCGATGACAAAAGCTACAACGTCACTTTTGAAAACATGCAAACCGCCGATAGATTTGACTATCAGTATTTTTATCGGTAAAAAGAGTTTTGGGGTGGTGAACCCACCTGCGCGAACCCTCTAATGCACGCATGATGGGGGTCAATCCTACGGTCTTAGTAGACCACCCCAAATCCACTCCTTTATTTTTTCTTGTTCTGGAAGCTCTCCAACGCACCGGCACCAAAATAGAAACCCAGAATAATCATCATCGCATAATTGATGCTAAACTGTTCCATCACTTTGGTCACCGCGTCGGGGTCACCCTCTCCGGCTATAGTCATTGTCAACACAATTATGTAACTAGCCAGAAACGTAAATCCAAACATCAACGCAAGATAGCGTTGTGCGATCTTGAATGGCGCGTAGGCCGTCATCAGGTCGATGCGGGCCTTACTCTTTGCCGCGATAGCTTCCTCATCAGAGGTGTGCATATCGTCAATAAGCTTCATGCCCTGACTGATAACGTCACCCGATCCTAATATTTTCCCTAGCACACCTAGCATTACTCAACTCCTAACATTCGGGATAATCCAAAAACTTCCATCAGCATAAACGTAAAAAACAAAAGCAACACACCACCAGCGATTAACTTACCGGAGAAATTTGTTGAGCCTATTTTTATAGCCACAAATTCGTTGCCCAAAATTCTGAGTACAAGCTCAAAGCTGTTCTCTCCAACTGCAATCGTCAGTGGTTTTTTTTCCTCACTCATCAGCTAAAGCCCTCATCCTCTTGACCAAACGATTGGCGCGGTTCGTTACCTGGTCATACCACTTACTGTCGACCATCTCGTCAGCGGCCCCTGACCAGTTACGCTCATCAACGCAACGCCGCATGCCCCTAAATTTCTTCATGGTAGGCAAACCGAGGTTAAACATCATGTTGGCGATAATTCTTTGCGCCTCTTCGGGCAGCTCGCTAAAGTCCTCATAAAGCCTACTACAGTCCTCGCGAACAACAGCCACGTCCAATTCAAACAGTTGCTTCATACGACGCTCGGTGATCGTGTAGCCCTCCGGCTTACCGTGTTCTGCATCACCGGCCACAATCTTATGGCCCACGCCTACAGTCAAAAAATTTTCTGTACACCTATATATATCTAACCGCATTCCCTCGTCAGAGATTAACTCTTCGCGCAGTTTTTCAATATTCATCGTCTTATCTCCAAAACATAATTAACCGCTTTATGCCAGCTTTCAATTTCCGCTTCCACAGTAAACCGCGATGGCGACATGCGTTTAGTACGTTGTGACACCGATTTGGTGGGCATGAACACGCAGCGTCTGTGTTGTGGATTACCGGCAACCAAAGCATAGATATCAAAGTCCTTTTCGTTTGGGATAGTTTTGATTTTATTACCGTGAGCAAGTTGGAATTGATAACTGGCGTTACGATATTGTCTCTCATGCAGCGTCGCAGTCTTAACTTGAACCCGCAGAAAGTGATCTGTAGTGAAAGCCACCAGATCGATACGATCCTGCTGCGCCAAAGAGACTTTATGCGTTCCAATCGACAATATAGCTGCGGCAGCAATGTATTCTCCCATTAACCCTGTTACTGTGGCACTCAACGCTTTAGAAACCAAAACATTGCGGCCAACAACCCCAAACATAACAGTGCGAGCATGGCGATTGCAATGCCCTCTAGAATTTGACGCTTTAACTCCTGCTGTTTGTAAACAGCTTCCTGCCGCTGACGCCTTATCTTGCCTTCAAGTCTGATCAGGTCAGCCCAAGCCTGCGGCCCATACGACATATTCAAAAATGTTTTCAATTCCTGCCGCTGCGCTTCTAACTTTTTTTTTGCGGCATAGCTGGCGAGAGCTTCTTCCTCGACAGATCCGGCGGCAAACAGCTTTTTAAATATTGGCGGGTTTTTAGATTGCTTGGCGGCGTTGTCAACATCAGACGCCATACGCATCCAGCGGGACACGTCGCCAATGCAGCTCTCCAAATCTTTCCCAGCCGCAATCATTTGCTTTATGGAATTAAAGGCGGTC